CTTTTTTGCAGGTATGCGAATTTGGTAAGTTAAGTTGGTAGCCTTGCAACATGGCTAATCCTGCGAAACCTTTAGAGATGAAAAGAGCTTTGGGCAATCCTGGTAGGAAGAAGTTGCCTGATGTTTCTAGCACTATTGCTTTGTCTGCTGGAAGGATTGAACCTCATCAGCCTTTGGATTGGGCGGGGACTTTGCTTTGGAATCGTGTCTTTGGTCATGGTCAGACTTGGATTAGTCCGCAGTCGGATGTTGAGTTGTTGTTGCTGACTTGTAAGCAGTTGGATCGGCAGGTTGTGTTGGAGAGACAGTTTGTTGAGAAGCCTGATGATTATCATGTGCATCGTCAGTTGTTGGATCTTGAGTCTGCGATTGTTAAGAATCTTGGTTTGTTGGGTTTGACTGTGGATGCTCGTTCTAAGTTGGGGTTGGCTGAGATTAAGGCTGAGACTAAGATGGAGCAACTTCGTAAGCGGCAGGTTGAGCGTGAACAGGTGATTGTTGTTGAGTCACATAAGTAGTTGGCCGCCTGCTTGGGTTACGCCTACTGACTTGAGTTTTGGTTCGCGTGGTGCTGATGCTGTTGATTTCATAAATACTTTCGTGAGCCTGACTAAAGATTCTATTGCTGGTAGTGCGGGTGAGCCTATTCGGTTGAGATCTTGGCAGGAACAGTTGCTTACTGAAACACTTGCTCTTGATGAGAATGGTTTGTTTGCTCATAGGACAGCGATTTGGTCTATGGGTAGAAAGAATGGAAAGAGTGCTTTAGTCACTGGTTTGGGTCTTTGGTTTCTCATCAATGGTGATGAGGGTGGGGAAGTTTATTCTTGTGCAGCTGAGAAGGAGCAGGCAAGAATTACTTTTGGCGATGCTAGAAAGATTATTGAGCGTGAACCTGAGTTGGCTGCGATATGCAACATTTATAGGGATGTTATTGAGATGCCTTCGACAGGAAGTATTTGGAGAGTCCTAAGTGCTGAGGCTTATTCTAAAGAAGGATTAAATGCGAGCGCAGTGATTTTTGATGAGGCAGCCGCTTTAAAGGATCGTGCTATGTGGGATGTTATGCAGTTGTCTATGGCTTCTCGTCGTCAGCCGATGATGTTGGCTACTACTACTTGCGGGGTTAAGACTGATTCAACTGGTCAGGATTCGACTGCTTATCAGCTTTATCAGTATGGGCAGAAGGTGGCTCGCGGTGAGATTGATGATCCGAGTTTTTATATGGCTTGGTGGGAAGCACCTCTTGAGGCTGACCATAGGTTGGAAAGCACTTGGATTGCTTCTAATCCAGGTTATGGGGATTTGAACTCTAAAGCAGATTTTGAGTCTATGGTGAAGAGAACTCCTGAAGCAGAGTTTCGGACTAAGAGATGCAATCAGTGGGTGAGTAGTCAGAACGCTTGGTTGCCTTCAGGTTTGTGGAATACTCTCAGAGCTGATGTTGATGTTCCTTTTGATGCCGATATTGTGTTGGGTGTTGATGGTTCGTTTAGCGGGGATGCGACTGTTATTGTTGCGGTTACTGTTCCTAAAACTAAAGATGACAAGGCTCATGTGTTTCTTGTAAAGGCTTGGGAGAAGCAGCCAACAGATCAGGATGATTGGCGTGTTGATACTTTAGATGTTGAGCGCACAATTATGGAGTTTTGTCAAAAGTATTCGAGGGTGAAAGAGATTGCTTTTGACCCATTTCGCTGGCAGAGAACTATGGCTGTTTTGATGGAATCTGGTTTGCCTATTGTTGAATGGCCTTCTACATCAGTTCGCAGAATGATTCCTGCCACTCAGAAGGTCTTTGATGCTGTTACTGAAGGCACTTTGACTCACGATGGTAATCCTGTTCTTGCTAGGCATTTGGATAACTGTATGTTGAAGATTGATAATTTGGGTGCGCGTATTGTTAAGGAATCTCGTGCAAGTTCTCGCAGGATTGACGCTGCGGTTGCTTTTGTTATCGCATATGACCGCGCAACAAGTAAACTAGATAATGATATTGTGCCTGAGTTTTTTGTGTTCTAAGGATGATTGTGTTAGCGACTATTTTGCAGGCTGTTGGTGTGATGACTGTGGCGGTTGGTGCGGGTCTTGTTTATGTTCCTGCGGGGATTGTTTTGTTTGGTGTTGGTGTTTTGTTGTTTGGTTTGGCTTTGGATAAGGGCGGTAAGTGATGCTTCGTAATCTTCGTGGTGCAGAGAATCGGTCTATTTCGTTTCAAACTATTTGGGGTGCAGGTGATCTGACTAGTTTTGAAACTCAGGCAGGTTCGTTTATTGACTATACGACTGCTTTGACTATCAACTCAGTTTGGGCTTGTGTGTCTTTGATTTCGGATACTATTTCGGCTTTGCCTGTTGATTCTTATATTCGTAAGAATGGTATTCCTACTCCGTTTCGACCTAGACCTGCTTGGGTAAATAGACCTGATGCAATGATCAACGCTAATTCCTTTTGGCAGCAGTGCATGATTAGTTTGCTGATGGATGGGAACGCTTTTGTGCGTATTTTCCGCGACCCGATTACAGGTCAGATTCTCAGCATGATGGTTTTGAATCCGATGAAGGTCACTGTTTCGCGTAAAGCTAATGGAACTAAACGCTATGTTTCTTCTGACGAGGGCAACAAGGAATTATCTAGCGATGACATGCTTCACATTACGGGTTCTATTTTGATGCCTGGCGAGATTCGCGGTAAGAGCACAGTGGATACTTTGAAAGAGAATCTAGGCTTGAGCATGAGCTTAGAGAGTTTTGCTGCGCGTTTCTTTGGGCAGGGAACACAGACTTCAGGTGTTATTGAGTATCCTGGGGCGCTTTCGGCAGAGCAGGCCGATAATTTATCTCGCAGTTTCGACAGAGCTCATAAGGGTTATCGTAAAGCGCATAGGACAGGTATTTTGTCGGGTGGTGCTACTTTCAAGCCGACTCAGGTTGCTAACGATCAGGCGCAGATGCTTGATTCTCGCAGGATGGCTGTTGAGGATGTTGCTCGTATTTTTCGTGTTCCTGCGAACATGATTGGTTTGAATGAGCGTGGAGCACAGTCCTATAACTCTAATGAGCAGAATGCTATTAGTTTTGTTACTCATACTTTGCGCCCTTGGCTGGCTAAGTTAGAGGATGCGTTTAGCGCTTTGCTTCCTGATTATGCTTATTTGCAGTTCAACACTGATGATCTTCTTCGAGGTGATTATGCTACCCGTATTGAGGGTTATGCGAAGATGCTTCAAAATGGTGTGATGTCCACTAATGAGGTTAGGCGTAAAGAGAACATGGCCCCGATTGATGGTGGCGATGTGATTCGTGTTCCTTTGGCGAATGTCGATATTATGGCTGCTGGTTTGACTGAGAATGAAACTAAGGTTGCTATGGCTCAGAAACTTATTGGCCTTGGGTTTGTGCCTGAAGATGTTTTGACTTCTCTCGGTTTAGATCCTATTGCTCATACTGGTTTGCCGACTGTGCAATTACAGAATCCAACTACTGTGCCTTTGGGCAGTTATGAAACGGGAGAATAATAGATGCCTATAACTCAAACTACTTATTCTGTTGGCACTGCTGTTACTCAGGTTGTTGCTCCAGATACTATGCCTATTCGAGTTACTCTGCATAATCTTGAATCTGTTGCTTCTAGACAGATTTGGATTGGTGGTAGTGGTTTAGTTCAAGGTCAATCTGTGCATGTCAATTCAGCAACTATCTTGCAGTTGACTCTTGATCCAGGTGATGCTCTTTATGCGGTGACTACTTCTGGAACTTATAGTCTTGGAGTGATTGTGCAGAAGCAGGACTAATGCCTTATTTTATTTCTAAGTCTGCTCAAGGTTGGGACACTGTAAAAGCTGATGGGACTGTTATTGGCAAGCATCCTGATAAGAAGAAGGCTATTGCTCAGATGGTTGCTTTGAGTATTGCTGAGAAGATGCCTGTTGGTGGGGAATTGAAGCGCGCTGTCGAGTCAGGTTCTTATAGTCCTCCTGCTGGTGTTGCTGTGGCTGCTAAGAGGGCTTTGAAGTGGATTGAGCAGGGTTTAGCGGGTTCGGGTTTTACTGCTGTTGGTAGGGCTAGGGCTGTGCAGTTGGCTTCTGGTAGGGATGTTTCTGCTGATGTTGTCAATCGTATGATTAGTTATTTTGCTCGTCATGCTGTCGATTCTAAGGCTGTTGGTTTTAGTCAGGGTGAAGAAGGTTTTCCAAGTGCAGGCCGAGTGGCTTGGGATGCTTGGGGTGGAGATGCAGGTCAAGAATGGGTAAATGGAATGGATAACAAAATGGCTAAGCGTGATGTTATTGCTGAGGTAGGGATAACTGACCTTGACGATACTTTGATTGTAAATGGTGCTTTACATCAAGACTATTTTGATTGGCTAGATCATCAGAATGTCAAACTGTATGTGGTCACAGGTCGAGATGAGTCTCAACGCGCTGACACTATTGACCAGTTGGATGAGTTTGGTGTTCAGTATAGGGAACTTATTATGCGTCCTGAGTCAATTCCGCCTGCTGGAACTAATGATTGGAAGGGTAGCGTGGCCAAAGAGTTGATTAGTAATGGAGAGAATGTGAAGTTCGCTGTGGATAATAACCCTGAAGCTCGTGCAGCCTATAAGTCTGCGGGTGTGCAGGAAGTTCTTGACCCTAAGACTATTGACTATAAGACTCAGACTAGGGATGTTTACATGGAAGAAGTTGAGCCTGTCGCTGAGGAAGCGTTAGAGCCTACTAAAGAATATTTGGCTGAAGAACTTTGTTCGCTAATGTCTAACTTGGTGTCTGCTAAGTTTCTTGCTCATGGTGCGCATTGGAATGTGAAGGGTGTGCTGTTTAGTCAGTATCACAAGTTCTTTCAAAAGATTTATGAAGATTACGAATTGGCTATAGATCAGACTGCCGAGAATATTCGTAAGTTAGATGTTGACGCTAAGTTTATGTTGCCTGAGTTTGTTGCTGAGACTGAGATTGATGCAAACTTTGTTGGTGGTGACCCTGTTCAACTGTCTTTGGCTATCTATAAGGCTAATGAGATTTTGTTGAAGGAAGTTGTTTCAACTCTTGAGTGTGCAGATGATTTGAATGAGCAGGGTATCTATAATTTCTTAGCTGACTTGCAAGACCGTTTTGGTGTATGGCATTGGCAGTTGGGTGCTGTTATTGGTGATGATTTGCGTAACGCTTATGCTACTGACATTGAGGAAGTAGGCGAAATGCATGACCCTGCTCAACCGACTGATGAACAGCCTATGACTGATATGGCTATGGGAGATATGCAGATGGATAGTGTTCGTTTCATTGACCCGACTCAGGTTGCAGTTTTAGCCAAGCGTGGAGAGCGTGTAACTAAGGGAATTGAGCGCAGACAGATTGTGCGTGACTTGGAGATTCGCCAGGAAGGTGATGGCATGACTCTTAGAGGTTATGCAGCTGTATTCAATAGCCCTAGTCAGCCTTTGCCTTTTACTGAGACTATTGCTCAGGGTGCGTTTAGAGATTCTTTGAATTCTCGTAATGATGTGAAACTGCTTTGGAATCACGATACAGGAACTGTTTTAGGTTCTACTCGTGCAGGAACTTTGAAACTGTCTGAAGATAATCATGGCTTACTTGTTGAAGCGAATCTTCCTGACACTCAGGCAGGGCGTGATGCTGCAACACTTATCAAGCGTGGAGATGTGAACGCTTTCAGTTTTGGTTTTAGGGTGGCAACTAATGGTGATGAATGGCCTTCTGCGGATCAGCGTATTTTGAAGCGTGTAAATGTGCATGAAGTTAGCCTGGTTGCGTTTCCTGCCTATACTGCGACTGAGGGAACTGCTAGCGTTAGAGGTATGACTGAACTTGCTGACAAGATTTCTCGACTTGCCGAAATTCGAGGCGTGAGTGCTGAAGAACTAACTGATGCGCTTTTAGCGTTAGAGTCAGGCGATGAACTGACTGAGCGACAAGGCGAACTTTTGACTGATACTCTAGGCAAAGTTTTGAAGCAAGATCCTGAAGTTACTAATCCTGCTGCTGTTTTAGATATGAAGAAGAAGCAGTTAGATTTGTTGATGCAGAGAGTATAATTGTATTGACTTCCTGTGTTGGAAGCTAAAAAAGAATACTATTTCTTTCCCCCTGATTTGTCCCAGGGGGTTTTCTTTTATCGGGAATAATCTTTTATGGTATAGGGTTAATCTTGTTAGGCGCGTTTATCCCCTGACCTGATTATGTGAGTTTATCTCTGAATCAAAACAATCCCCCAATTTATTTATGTTCTTGAAAGGAACAAACCTAATGAGCGAATTTATTGCTAAACAGGTTGATGCAAAGGCTAAAGCATGGCACGAAGCTAAGGAACTGATTGATTCAGTTGAGGCTCGTGGCGGTGTATGGTCTGGTGAAGATGAAGCAAAGTATGCTTCTCTAACTGCTGACATCAACAAAAGAAATGAACTAATCGAACTAGAGCAGCGTGAAGCTAAGACTGCTGAAGCAGTGCAGAAGGCGGCAGTTAACTTTGCTGGTGCTTCTGTTACTGACACTGAAGGCGACATTCTTCGTAAGATGATTGCTGGTGAGATTCGTGGTCACGAGTTCCGTGCTATCACTGGATCAAGCACTGGTGCTCCTGTCCCTACCTCGTTCTACAACGAGATTGTTAAGGTTGCTCGTCTAGTAAACCCTCTACTTGATTATGCAACTGTAATCAACACTTCTTCAGGTGAAAACTTGCAGATTCCTTCACAGTCAGGTTTCTCAACCGCGACTATCGTTGGTCAGGGAGTTTCTATTGGAACTTCTGAGCCTACTTTCAACGCTTTCACAACTCTTTCTGCATACAAGTTCTCTGCTCTTGCACAACTTTCACGCGAACTAGTTTTGGATGCAGGTGTTGACATTGTTGGTTTCTTGGCTGACCAGTTTGGTAACGCTTTCGGAAACGCAATCGGTAACAAGCTAATCAACGGAACTTCAACTGTGGAGCCTACTGGTTTCCTACCTGTTGCTGGAACTGGTGTTACTGGTTCAACTGGTGTGTCAGGTGCTTTCACTGCTGACAACATTGTTGACCTTGTTTACAGCCTTGATGGTGCACTTCGTAGCAAGCCTTCTTTCGCTCTACTTGCAAACAGCACTTCTATTGCAGCATTGCGTAAGCTCAAGGACTCTTATGGCCGTTACTTGTTCGACATTGGTCTAGGTCAAGACAAGCGTGACCTTATCCTTGGTGTTCAGGTTATTGAAACTCCTTCGATGCCTTCACCTGCTGTTGGTGCTAACTCTGTTGCTGTTGGAGATCTAAAGTCTCTATACATTCGTAACGCTGGTGGCCTTCAGGTTGACCGCTCTGATGACTATGCTTTCGGAAACGACTTGGCTACTTGGAGAGCAACTTGGAGAATTGATGGTGCACTTGTGCAGACTGCCAACATCAAGAAGTTCAAGGGTGGAGCGAGCTAATAACTCTCCTCTAGAAAGCCCCTCAAACTCACAAGGTTTGGGGGGTTTTTCTTATAGGCTAGAGGGCATGACTTCTAAAGCTGCTATTGCATGGTATTCAAATTCTCTTAATCAGCCGACTGGTTATGGCACTCAATCGAAACAGGTTATTCAGCGTTTAGTTGCTGATGGTCATCAGGTTGCGATGCTTTCTAATTATGGTGGTGAGGGTGTGAACTCTACTATCGAAACAGGTTCGGGACTTATCCCTCATTACAGCAGGGGTATGAATCAATATTCGACTGATGTTATGCCGTTGCATTACGCGCATTGGAAGGCTGAGAATTCTAAACTGCCTTCGTTTATGATTACGCTTTATGATGTTTGGGTTTTCGATAATCCTGCTTTGGATTCTTTACCGATTGGTTCTTGGGTTCCAATTGACCATCAGCCTGGCCCTGAGAATGTTTTGAAGTGGTTGAGGAAGCCTAATGTTACTCCGATTGCTATGAGTCAGTTTGGTAAGGCGATGATTGAGCAGGCGGGTATTGAATCTGAGTATGTTCCTCACGCTATTGACACTAATGTTTTTAAGCCGACAGAGTTTTTACCTGAAGGGATTTCGGGTCGGGAGTTTTGTGGTGGGGAAGATAAGTTTATTGTTGGCATGAATTTTGCTAATAAGGCTGGTGGCTTTATTCATCGTAAAGCGGTTGCAGAGAATTTTCTTGCTTTCGCTATCTTTGCTCAGAAGCATGATGATGTGATGCTTTATCTACATACTGAGCCTTATGGTAAGCAGTCGGGGTTTGTGTTGCCT